TAATGCTTCTACTCAAGATTCAGGGAGAACTATGAAGCAAATTTGCAGCAGCATTCTTAGCGAAGGAGGATACGAGCCAGATGGCGCTGTGTATTCAGTGAATCACGATTTAAACACTGTTCCAAATACATCTGGGGAGCGTATCACTGCTGGTATTCGCATGGCAAGTGGTCGCACTGGCAATGTTATTCTTCCCGTGAGGATTTCGACTGCCACTGCTTCTAGTGATGTGGTGCTGTGGCGTTTGCGTTTAAATCCAACGCTTAGTGGAGTGACGTGGAGTGCTGCGGACAATCAAAGAGGCAATGTACAAGTGACAACTAGTGGCACAGCTACAGGCGGCACAGTAGTCGATGCGGGTTTTGTCAGCCAAGGCAGTGCGAACAATTACGACATTGCAGTGGCCATTCGTCTTGCCTTAGGACAAAATGCTTCTGGCGAAAGCGACACTCTCATCTTGACCGTCGACAGTGCAGTCAGCGCTAAAGCACTTGGCATGATCGGCTGGGTGGAAATCACCTAAGCTATGGGGGCAATATGCCCCTTCCCATGGCTTTTCCTTTTGTTGCAGAGAGCGAATGGTACAAGCAGCAACTTGAGCAGCTCTCCGACATTTTTGTAGAGCTGCTAACGGACGATGATCCGGCGATGGCTTGCAAAGCACTGAGTGAAACCATTGCTTCGTGGGAAGACTACCACGAGAAGGAGCTTGCTAAATGGAAGCGCCTTAGGGCGCTTCTTGGCTTAACTGCTTAGCCTTCTTGATAAACGCTGATAAACACAGCGCCGGTCATAGCAAGTGGAATAATTTTGTCGCGCAGATCAATGTTATGACAGCGGACGCAACCATGAGTGGGAACAAGAGGCTGTTTAGGAGACCATGCTCCAGGCCAGCCGTTTGCGCTTCCGCCACCGTGGGTCATAATTCCGGCTCTACCATTGCCAGCTTCTTGATTCTCTAGTTCAACCATGTCAAAGCTATACCAGCCGTAAGACATGAGCGTGCGATCATATGCAGGCTTGTCACCCACTCGCTCATAGTCTTTATAAATGGTGCCAATTTTGTAAAGACCAGGCGGCGTGTCAGAATTTGTGATTTTCCATTCAAAATCACTATATTGCCCACGAGCAAGACAAGGGATTTCCCATAAGAGTTTCCCTTCAAATGAGAAAGCCTTCATGGTTTCCACTGCATCGTTCACAATCAAATGCGAATCGCCTTTCTTGAAGCCGAAATCTTGCGGACGTTTCTTGGGACCAATCATGGTAACAACGGTGCTCTCAGGAGCATATTCCTTCATGAGCTTAGACAATTTCGTTGGATAACCGGGATCAGTGGCGTATGATTGCTCCTTGAGCATTCGTGCCGCTGCATAGCGATTTGGGGCATGATTAATGCCCTTGAAATGACGATAGTCCTTATACCAACGAGTGATTAAATATTCAATACAAGCAGCAAGGCTAGGAAAATCAATAAACCCAGCTTTGATGGTCACCCATTGACCATCGTAAAATTCTTGAGTGGTTGTAGTCGTGCCTTCGCCTTTTGCGCCGATATAGTTATGAACGCCAGAAACGTGCTTACCAAAGCCGCTCTCCAGGCAGCATTGTGCTGCTACCAGCTCGGGATAGCGAGCACCATATTTACGGGCCGTCTGGAAGCATTCGTCCCAGAAAGCCCGATTAGAAGCCCACATGGCTCAGTCCTTAACGCGGAAGATTGCCTTGAGGCCAGTCAGCAGAAGCTGGATGATATTGTTTTCCTTGTAGGGAGTGCGTTCGATGATTTGGTCGGCAGCAGCAACAAGAATGCCACCAATCACGAACCATTCAATGCCGCTCATGATGAGAGATGCAATGGGAATATAAATAGCCTAGCGTTCAATCTCTAGGTTTCGTACTCTTGCTTCCATTTCGCTCATCTTATCTGTGAGCGTAGAAAGTTTTTCTGTGACGGTTTCAATTTGCACTGCCACTCTTGCTTGTTGAGTGCCCACGGCAATAAGCATGGCGCCTGTCGAAAGCAACATGCCAGCCGTAATGGTGGCTACGAAATTTGCAAGGCCGTCCTTGAAACTATTCATAGCCAACGATCAATATCACTATTCTATAGAAAATTCATGGGGCATTATTTAGCGTTAAACTAAGGTCAAGACAATTTAATAGTGCCATGCCAAGAGCGAATGGTCCTGATGAGCTGCTTTATTCTCTCATTGAACTTCGCCCTGGTGACGCAAAACGTAAGTTTCGTAAGAGCATTTTTGAAGACTATTTCTTGAGAGGACCGTTTGGGCAATGCGCCTGCGCATATTGCGGAGAATGGAAAGAAAAGCTTACGATTGATCACATTGTCCCGAAGAGTAAAGGCGGCCCGCATTTCTCGCGTTGGAACATGATTCCAGCATGTAAGAGCTGTAATTTGCGGAAAGGGGATCTGCCAATGCTGGAATGGTGGCGAGTGCAGCCTTTCTGGACCGAAAAGCGCGAAGAGATTCTGATGGCATGGGTGTATTGCAATAGCTTTATCAGCGCCCATACTGATCAGAAGGATCTTGAGGCATGGTGTGAGAAGAAAGGGCTTGTTCTGCCGCTGCATCAATCAATTGAGCATGAAAAAGCCCCCTTATGGGGGCTTTGTTGTAGTGCTGCTTAGCTTTCGACGGGAGCAAACATCACCTGTTTTCCTGGGAGGTCATAGCGAATGCCGGGCATCGGACAGAATCCTCCTTCGCATTGTTGAGAAGCATTTTCAATAGCCTCAACTGCTTCTTGTTGTGGCTCGTTTTCCATATTAAAAATGAGAAGATCAAGATACCAACTGGCTTTCTTCAAATCTTCTAGGCCATTTTTTTCTTCATAGCGCCAAACATATTTCAGAATGTTCCCTTTCAGGAAGCCCCTAAAGTCATCTGCGTCCATTGAAGCTTCAATGGCTTCAATGCATTCAATGCCGCCATTCTTGGCATAATGACGGGGATGATTCACAGCGTCAGTCATTAGAAAGAAGATTGGTGAAGGTCGAAAGCTTCAAAAGCTTCCTTGAACAATGGACGGGCAAGAGAGGACAAAGCTTGAGCGTAGGCTTGGATTTCCCACTGACTGCCAGCTTCGTCTCGCAATGAAATGAAATGTAGCAAAGCTTGCAAGCTACAGGTCCATGTAAAAGTGGAAAAGGTCGCCATGGGCATAATTCCCCTGGCCTGCTCCTTCGCCACTCCTAGCGTCAGCAGCGCCCTGTAAGCCTGCTTTGCCTGCTCAAGAGCCTTGGCATATTCAATCATTGCCACTTGGTTCATGCTGGGCTCCAAGGCGCCGCTGGAAGCTTGCTTGTTGCTGGCGCTTTGCTGACGGAATTCACGCGGCATGTAATACGTGTCATCGTCAGCTTCGCAGTAGCGAAAGCTTTTCTCGTTCCAACCAAGCGTGTCATTGGCGAACGTGCCACCAATCACATGCTTCCACCATTGCCGACAAACATACAGCGGAGCTTTCACTTGCCATTTTGTGACTACGCCACGAAATGGACTAGTGTGCTGATGCTTGACAAGATAATTAAGAAGCTTCTGGTCCTTTTCGGACCATTCGCTGCTCGTTTGGTCAAAGCTTTGGCGGGCGTCGCAAACAATATCAAGCGAGCTGCCCATCCAATCAATGAGACGCACGAAGCTGATGCCATCCATCAGCGGATCAATTTTGCTCATCATGATTCAGAAGTGGGCTCAGCGAAAAGGAAGCGCACGGTCAAAACCACCAACACCCACTCCCAAAATCCCAACGCAACACTGGGAAAGAAAAGTGGCACACAAAGGCTCACGAGCCAAGCACGAAGACACTGCGCGGCGAACCAACCGAGAAGCTTGCCAAGAAATTCTGAAATCTTTCTGATGGAATCATCAGTGGGGGTAGACATTGTTGATCAGCGAGAGGGGCCGAAGTCGTTGCAAACTGATTGTAGGAGCAATGTCCGTAGCCGAATGCCAGCGTACAATTGCTTTTCTGGCTCTGGCGCTTGCATCAAACCCTTCAATGGTGCCAATAATGGAGGAGGGCATCCACCCAGCGGACGTACGTTGTACGTACACCACATCCTGTCCTGGAAGCCATTCATGGTTACGAGGCGTGCGAGGGAGCTTGTAGGGGCGGTAGCCCGCTCCACATCTTACGGCATTCTTCCCATCGTCCACCCGATAAACAAACCGTTTGCCAAACTGCTGCATGGCTAGGCTAAACGAAACAATGCAAGGACAATGAGCACTTTCTCTATCCCAGTAGGCCTAAAATACAATGGTCAAGATTGTATTGGCATTATGGGGCCTTTTGATCGGAGCATGGAACGAGACTTTGCTCTCGTTGCCAACAAAAAGGCACTGAGCGAATGCAATGACGTTGACAAGCTGCGAGAAGTGGCTTGCACGATGATGGAAGGCTGGAGCAATATGCAAGAAGCTGTGACTGCGCTAGTCAGAGAGAATCTTGAGCTGCGTCAAGCCATGACCATTCAAGAGCGTGATCTAGAAGCTGCCGATCAATTGCTGGGTGAAGCGGCTGAAGCCGTTACGCGCTTCGCAGAAAAGCAGCAATCTGCTCAAGCCAAAAAGTTTTCTTGGCCGTTTGGGTGGTAAGAAGAAAGACTTTCCAACCGCCAATGGTGGCAAGATTGAACTTGCGGGCATCACGCTCATAGCCCGAGCCAGTCACGTGACGGCCCCTGCTGAAGGTGCCTCCTTGAATTTCAATGAGAGAGCGAGAAGGGAGATGCGCAAAGTCGGCTCTATAGCGTTTGGAGCGCTTGCTCTTGGCGTAGCGCTCTTGGAAATCAGCCTCCCACGTTGGTACGTCACTAAATTCTCTAATCAATGGGAGATCAGGAAAATGAGCCTGCCATAGTCCGAGGAACTGGTCTTCAAGAGCGCTCACTGATCAGACGGCAGCAAACGCTACGTTAGCGCCTTGGTTTTGATACTTGCCGTTTCCATAGTCTTGAGCTGAGTCTGAATTGAGACGCAGGAACATGACCTGAACGATGCCTTCGTTTGCGTACACCCGCACGGGGAAAGCCAAAGGATTGACAATAGAGATAGTAAGGTGACCACTCCAGCCAGGCTCAATCGGGCACACGTTAAGAATGGTTCCTTGCCGGGCATACGTGCTTTTTCCGTCTGTGATCCCCATGATGTTAGACGGCATTGCCAGCAGCTCCACACTCACGCCAAGAGCGTAGGAGAACGGAGGCAGCACGAAGAACGTAGAGCCATTCTCCTCGACGGGAGAAGCCTCGTACATAAGCTCCTTGTTGAAAGCCTTCACGTCAAGCGCTTCCACGGGCTTGCTGTTGTTGATGACCATAAAGCCCTTTGGGGAGAGCCGGAGATCGTATCCAGCATGGCTCAGTCCGTATGAGAGGGCTTTCGTGCCATTGTCAAGCTCTCTGGTTTTCTCCCCGACGAAAGGAAAAATAATATCATTTTCAGCAAGAATGCTGATTTCCTTGTCATTAAGAAGCATGGTTTTGAAGAAAAGAAAAGGGCGCATTAGCGCCCTAGTGAACAATAAAGAAAGGCTTCAGAAGGGATCGTCAGAGAAGCTTTGCTTGGCCTTATTGCCATTGTCCCACATCGAAGCGTAAGCCTTGGGAGAATTGTCAAGCTTGTTGACGGTCACCTGGCCCTTGAAATGGGGGGCAGTATCCTTGTCACGCTTGTCATTGTCCCAAAGGGCAAAACGCAGGGAATAGTTCCCTTGGGAATTGGTACCAGCCTTCTTCATGGCATTAAGGATGTCGGGGGTGAGATCGACGGTGCCAGAGAAAGCGGGAGAGTTGCCAGCGGGCATTGAGTGGTCCTCAGAGGAGTGTAGTAAGCCCTGGAAGGGGCATCAGAAGCATAGCGCTATGGACAGAGGAGGTCAAGCTCCACGGTCCATAGAAATCATTAAGGGGCGTCCGCCGGGGTAGTGTTCAAAGAAGAACTGCTGCACCTTTTGCACCATGATGCCTGCCTGCATCGCAAGCTCTCCTGCTGAAAGGCTCACGATTTGTGCTTCTTGGGAATGGCCAGTATCAGGATCATGAATGGCAATGGCGCAATGTGCTTCATTCACTTCGATGTCATACATCTGTTCAATGGCTTGCACATAAGCGCCAAGTTGCATTCGATAATCGGCTAGCTGTGTATCAGGCTTTTCCTTATAGCTCGTCTTCCAATCCAGCAAAGCATATTGCCCGCTGTTCATTTTGGCGAGCATATCAAAGGTGCCTGAATAGCCAATTTCTTGCGCAGGATCGTACC